TAGCAATAGATCGCGCAAAATCCACGCCGGATCTGCACACCAAGCAACTTTGAAGGTGCCATCCCAAGTGCCGGAATAGGTAAGGCTGCCGTCATCATTGACAGTGGCGTTCTGCGGGATTTGAACCTTGACGCCTTTGATGTCGTAGGCGCGGGTAGGGATTGCTTGGAACTGGGAAGCCTCAAAACGCAAGCCAACCAAAGCGGTCAGCGGGTAGCGCAGTTTGGCGTCGATGATTTCGGTGTAGCCCGCAAACGTCATCAAACGGACGTTGGTGCTGCTGTCATTGATGCCTGAAACGCGGCGTAGCTTGATGTCCCAGGGTGCGCTGCCGGTTAGCTCAATGCGGTGGCTGCGTTCGTAGGTGCTTGTGCACTTGCCGCTAACAGTGGTGTTGACCTTTTCGACATAACCGCCGCCATCAGATTGAACATCAATGGCATAGCCAATCGAGGCTGCTTTTAGACCATTGCTAACCACATAGATCTGGTTAAACGCAATGCGGACAATGACAGCATCAACGTCAGCGTCAGTGATCGTGCGAACGACGGAATCGCCAACGTTATCCCCAACAGAGCTATTAACATTGACCGCATTTTCACTAGCGGCAAAACCTTCGACGTAGTTTTGATTCTGGGTGCCTACACGAGAGGCGAAATCGCTATAAACGAAATTATCTGTGCCATCGCTGTTTTGCAGCGGGGTATCGTCAAAGAAAATTGATTGCTCTGGATCGTCCGGTGTTGCAAAGCCTTCAATCTCACCTTCACTAATGACATCAATCAGGCGGATGCTGGACTTACTAAACAGCGAGTTGGCGTCATCGCTCCGCTCTGGTCCGGCACTCTGAACAACGACCGTTTGCTGGACGTTGACGTTCTGCTGTGGTGCAGGTGCAGACTGACGACCACCGCCAGCGCCAGCAATACGCTTTGCCATCAGATGTCCGTCGTACTAACGCCTGCCGATACCACTACGCTACCGACGCGCATCCGTCCGTAACAGATCGGGACTGGATTTCCTTGAGCGGTCAGGTTGACGGCACCGTTGTAGATGTAGCTCGAACGGTTGTCGGCTGGGTCGTTGTTTACGGGGTTAAATGAGTTGCCGCGTGCACCAGTTGCGCCGGTCAGTCCGGGCAGCTCTGCAGGCTGAGGCGTAAGAAGCTGTGCCGTACCAGAAAGAATCAGGCTGGCACCGATAAAACCGATTGCGCTACTAGCTGCAGCACCAAGCGTGAAACCAGCGGCTGTAGTTGCACCAGCGCCCAATCCCAAGAATCCTGCTCCGGCAGGTGCAAAAACGATGGCTGCAGCGACCAAAGCAACACCAACCAGAATCTTGCCGACGCCACCACCACCAGCACCAGCCAGCACGGGCGTAATGCTGATTTCTTCGCTTTGACCTGTTGGGTTGTGGATTTCGTCTAACTCTTCAATCGCTGATTTACCAACCTGAACGATATAACCAACGCCGCGTTCAGCCGCAGTAACTAGCGATTCTTGAAAACCTTCAAAGTTCGCGCACAACGCCCGGATCGCTTCTGCCGGGGTATTTAAGTCAAAGTGATGAACACGGCCAAACTGTTTGCCTAGTTCACCGCGTAGCACCACTTTCTTCATAGCCGACTCCTGTGCCGCAGGATATGAGTGGTGTTCTTCCGATAATAGCCAGACCACAGGTCACGGCTAGAAAGCCGCCGCTCTAGGTGCTGCAGGATCAGGTCATCACCGATATAGATCGCAACGTGGTTGGACACGGGCGAAACGATCTGCATCAATAAGGCGTCACCGTATTGGGGTTCTGCGTCCTGCCCGACCGACACGAAATCCTCGTTGGCGAAGTTCTCGACAAAGGTATTCATGCCTTTGTGCCACCACTCGCCGTGCCGTTCATAATCCGCCAGTTCTAAACCCCATTCCTGCTTGTACCAGTCACGCGCCAGGGCGTAGCAATCAAGCGTGCCGTAACACCATTCCCGCCCGATCAATGGCGGCTGCCAGCCTTCTGGTTCATAGCTTGCCCAGGTTGCTGTTGGCCATCCAACGATGTGCCAGGGCAGCCCTGATGCCTCCATCGCAGCTTTGTCCGCCATGCTCGCCTTTGGCTTCATGTTCGGGTGACTGTGCACCACCGCCGTGATTGCGCCAGCGTCATCAGCAGCGGCGTAGTCAGCAGGCGACATCACAAAGCTCATTTCCTCCGTCGCTGTGTTCTGGCACGGCCAATAGCGTTCTTTGCCTTTGACGATGACCACCAAACCGCAGGCTTCGCGGGGATATTCCTGTTCTGCGTGCGCTTCTGCCGCTGCCTTGGTTTCCGGCTTCATCCAATCAGTCCCGCACTTGGGAAGCCGCCATACGGAATCTCGGCATTCTCGCCAAAGCGCAGCTTGCAGCTAGAGAGGCGGTGTCCGCAAACATCCTGCGCCACGTTGGCAACCTCGTTGTCGTCGATGTCGTAATAGTTCGTGCCGGTATAGCCGCAGCCTTCGCCCTTGTACGTCCACGGGCAAATGTTTTGGATGATCTGGCGCCGGGGCAGTTTTACGCCAGCAACATCAAAACTAGCGGCAAGCTCAAAGCTGACGACTGCGCGGTTTTCCGCCACCTTGCGGTCAACTGTGAAAATTTCACGCGGGAACTCGGCAAACGGGTCAGCCGTTGCGTTGGTGCCACTGGTGAAATTAGTGGCGTCTAGGTATTTCTTGAGCGTGCGGATTCGGGTGACCGTCGCACCAACCAGATCGTTGTACTCAAGCACCAGCGTGGTGCCCAAGCTCAAAATGTTGCTGATGCTGATGGTTGGGCGTGGGAGCTGTCCGCCGCCTTCATAGGTAAAACCAGTCGCTTCAACCGGATACCGCTGATAGGTGTTGCCGTTCCAGACGATATTGCCGCTGATCTGTTCGTTGACGCCAGCGTGGAAGCGGTAGATCTGATCGACGCCAATGCTGCTTGCTGTGCCGTCTAGCTCAAACAGCTCGATCACAGCGCTTGGCGCCAGTTTGTTTAGCTCTTCGCCTACTGCGCTGACAGCTTCCCAGACAACAGTGCCATCCTCAACCTCGGCACCGCGGACAACCGGCCACGGGTCAGGCTCAGTCGCTGCACTTGTGCCAGCAGTGGTACAGCGGAAAACCAAGCCCGAAGGCTGAACGGAACTGGCGCGGCGGACATCGCCAACGCTGAAAGCCGTGCTAGCTGACCAAGCGGTAAATGCCATTACGGTTCAAATACCTGGCGGAATGTTGCCGTGATCGTGGCGCGATTCAAGTAAGGAATCGACTTGCTCCACTGCTCGCAGACCCATTTATATGCCGTGGATTCGCCCAGCGGGGTCCAGTCGAAACTGGCTCCATCAGCAGCGCGGGCATCAAGGAAGGTTTCGATGGTGTCCGCGTCAGTTTCAGATACGTTCCAGGTCAGATCCCACTGCTTCGGGTTTTGATTCAATCCAAAGGTGGTGCGCTGTTCGTAGCCATCACCAAAGCGGGCGATGCGGAAGTTTGGGGCGCTGCTTTTCTGTGCGCCGTAGGTCGGGGTGACGGAAGGGAAAGTAGCCATTAGGCGAGCAGGCCTCCGGGACGCTTCTGACGTAGCAATTCAGCACGGACAGCGGCGCCAAGTGCTTCACCTAGCTTATTCGCGTTCGGCTGGTCACCCTGAACTTGTGTGCCGGTGGCGTCTACGTTCACCACGATGTTGCTGCCGCCCATTGCGCTATTCGGGACGATGTTGCCGCTGGCGCCAGGGACAAACAGCTCCGGGCCGCGCTCGCCGACGAGGTAAGAGGATCCGGCGGATACGGAACCTCCGTTTGCTCGTGCGCCTGCAAGCTGGGGCATTGCAAACGCCGCTGGATTGAATTTTACATCTGCTGCTGCACCTCCAGGTGTTGGTGAAAAGATATTGCTTATAGCATTTATAGCCTGATTGATAACGTAAATTTGCAACAACTGCCGTGCAATATCTGTTAAAACACCAGATGCAATTCTTCTCAGACTATCACCAAATGCTTCTGTTCCTAAAATTAGATCGTCAAAGGCACCTGCCATACCCTGCCCGATGGCGTTAGCTAATCCATCCGCCATTTGTTTTTGTTGCTCTTGTTCTTTTGTGAAGCGTTGTGAATACTCAAGTACACTGCTGTAACCGGATGCAAGTCCTTGGATACGGTTAAGCGTGTCAGGTAAAATATCGGCTGACTGCCTTTGTAGATCTACAATGTCATATTCGTAATCGCGCACCAGTGCGTACAACTCGGCATTTCTAGCAATAATTAAACTGTCCTTTTCACGAAGGTCTTTAATGCCTACTAAGGCTTTCTCCGTATCGCCGATAATCTTTGCACGGGCTTCCTCGTACTTTAATCTCAGCACGAGCTGACTATCCCCGGCAATTTCCGCTTGGCGGATTTTGGCTTTTATTTCGGCAGTACGCATAGTGAGTGCTGCTTCTTCTTTCAATTTATTTATACGTTTTTCAAGTGCAGCCAAAGCCTTTGCTGTTGCGGAAGTTCCTCCCGAAGGTGTTAGCTGGCTAGGTGCATTTATGCTTTCAATACCTCGTGGTCTTTGTGGTGCCCCTAGCGTTGCTCGTCTTGCCGCTATGTCCTTTTTGACACGTGTAAGCTCCAACTGTGCTGTTTGCACGGAATACTCGCCTAACTTTCCTGTGTATTTACCGAGTTCTACTTGTGCATTAGCGGCTACCTGTTCAATTTTACTTAGATCTTCAGCAGTCTGAGCAAGTTTAGGGTTTAATGTGCTTAGTCCTTTTGTTATACCATCGATGTTAGTTTTGCTAGCAAACCCTGTACCCCTAAAGGCTGCAGATGCAGATACTGCTGTGGCCGCTTCTCCTACTGTTTTATCTGTAATAAGTTGAATTGCCTTAGTGGCTCGTGTGATAATCTGAGCTAACTTACTTAAAACGGTATCTAAAGCTGGGACAAGCGTGCTAAGTAATGCGCCAGCGGCTCCGGATATTGCGGAGCTTATCTCCTTGACCGCTTTAGTAAACCTGTCAAAACCAGTAGCACCTTTATCCGCAGTGTTTTCTGCTCGGCGCCCCATATCTACAAGGGCGTTTGTTAGTTGCTGAACACTTACTTCTCCATCTTTGGCCATCTCCAATAACTTGGAGCGGCTAACGCCGAATTTATCTGCTAACTCGTCCTGAATAGGAATACCTTGCGCTGTAAATTTGTTTAGAGTCGTAATACTAACTTTACCCGATTCAAGAGTGTCCGCAAAAGCCTGGGCAACTTTATCAACGCTTCCGCCATATTCTTTAGAAAGTTCAACGGCAATTTTGATTGCAGAGGCTGTTTCTGTAGTCGATAACCCTAGTCCCTGTATGTTTACTACTGCTGCTTCTAGTTGCTGACTATTACGACCGGCCAGCTCGAATGCAGCAGAAAGTGTCTGCGCTTGTGTAGAACTAAACCCGAGTTCCGTAGATAGTTCTTTAACTCTAGCTTTAGCGGCTTCAATCCCACCCAGTGCTGTTCCAATCAACGAGCCAGCGAAGCCTCCCGCTGGACCGCCTAGTAGACCGCCAATAGCGCCTCCCACAGCAGCTTGAGGGCTTTGACCGAATAGCAGGGGAAACGCACCACCGATGGCTGCGGAACTAAGGCTTCCCTTAATTGCTTTACTGATCGCAGCTATACGTGCTGTCTGCTTACGTGCGTTTTCCGCTCTAAGGCGATCTACTTGGATTAACTGGTTTTTCTCCTCTTCAAAGAACTTTTTATTCTCTGCGCGTTGCTCTCTAAGTTCTTTAGCTCGTAAAGCTGCTTCAGCTCTTTCGGGAGAAACGTCACCTTCAAATCGACGCCGTGTAGAACGCGGCTGAGGTCCAAATGGGAATGGACTTATCTGTCCACCGGCTAAAAATTCGTCGCGTCTTCTTTTTTCTTGGACCTGAGCTGCAAGGCGAGATCGCGCAGCACTACTTTCGGCCTGCTCTAAAGATCGTGTGGCATCCAGAGCCTGTTGAGCCGCCAACGCTTGCTCGCGTAAGGCGTCCGCCTTTTCTTTGGCCTTTGCGGCCAAGCGCGTGCGAGCGGCAGAACTTTCTGCTTGCTCCAAGCTACGGATTGCTTGTAGTGCTGTAGCGGCAGCGTCGGCTTCCTCCTGTAGAAATTGTTTGCGTTTGCGTGCAGTTTCAAGAGATTTGACTGCTTTTGTTTCTTCAAGCTCAGTTTGAGTTATCCCGCTGGCTTGGCGCACCAAATCATTGATAGCCCTTTGCTCAACAGCTTGCGCTCTTATTACAGATACAAGCTGTGAGGCAGCAGTAACCGCCTGCTGAGTAGAGGAGTGGTACTCGCCTATCTGATGACGTGCATCTTTTAGTTGAGCATTTAACTGGTTAAGAGTAGAGCCTTTAATTAAATCAGCAAAAGATGTTTTTGTGTTATCTACAGCTGTTTTTAATCCGTTTACTTGCCCTATAACGCCTGCAATGTTTTCTGTTACTTGTTTTCCTACAGCTTTATCTACGGCTGCTCCAAGGCCTACGGCAGCCGAGGATGCTTTTAGTAGTTGAGGCGCAAAAGCCATTGCAGCAACTGCTGCAAGTCCCATCGCATTGGGTATATGCCCAATTTGGTTGAGGATATTTCCTACAAGTTCAGGGACTCCTCCCAGTGAACTATTTATAGAGCTAGCAGCACTCTTACCTAGGAATCCGAATTTATTGATTACATCGGTAATGCTTGTGGATAGCTGTCCTGCACCTAATACAGCTCCCGCAAATAATCCGCGACTGAATACATTACGGACTTCAGTACCGACTGTTCGGGCAGTATTACCTACGCGCCTAAGTACTCTTTCAGGTGTACCAAAATCAATACGTGCTGCAGCGCCGGCCAGTTGGTCAAGGCGCTGCTGAAGTTTTGTGAGCTGACTCTCAACCTGCTGAGTCTTGGCCCGTACCTGAATATCGACGTTATATTCAGCCACTGTGGTGCGCCAGGGGTCTTGTGCCCCAGTCTACTGCGACTACCTTGACGCGGTACGGGCTTTCATCTTGGCCTGATCCATCGACCTCTGCTCTTCTTCATTGCGGAGTTCAAAGAACGCCGCCCAGCCGACAAGCTCCTCGGTCGTCAAGCTCTGAGAAAGCTGGGTCACTGTCTGACCCAGCTCTTTGGCGAGGAAGTAGATGAAGAACCAGTCTTTATTAGCTTTTGAGGGCGGCTTTCGCTTCCTCCACTTTGTTTTCGGCGCCAGAAGTCAGCATCGCCAGCTGGATTTCTTGGAGAATGCTGGCTTCGACATCGCGGCGCAGAGCAGCGCGTTCGCCGTCGGAAAACAGGCGCTTGCCGTCTTTGTCGAGAGCCTTCTCGATCATCAGGCTCAGAGCAAAGTCGTTGGCGTCCTCGGAGTCGGATTTTTTCTGGATTGACTCGCGCTCGGCGATGGTCAACGGGTGCCAGTAGATCTCCAGCACGACTTCGCCTTCGACTTTGACTTCGTGCTTGTAGAGCTGGCTGACTCCGAACTTGTTACGGAGCAGTTCGGTAGCACGCATAAATGAAGTTGTTGGTTACTACAGAATACTACGCCCGTGCGGTGAATTGGCAAGAAACGATGCCGATGAAGTGCGAGCGGTCCTCCGTATTGATTGGGGTGGGGCCGACAATGTCGAGCACACGAGGGGATGCACTGTAGGTATCGGTGTAGCCGCTTGCATTGACGGATGTCAGGCCGTCAATTATGGCCTCGCTAATTGCAGACAACACGCTCGTTCCAGCGTTTTTGGGGACGTAGACAGTGCACTGGATTACCCCGGAGTAATAATCCTGGGCGGCGCCTTGGGTTTGAAGCGTGGATCGGTTGAAGTTGACCGACATGAGCACGTACTTCGTGCTTTTTCCAGGGGTGGTGAAGGTGACGTTGTCGTACACCATCCTCACGGCACTGTCGGCATCGCTGACTGCGTCGGTAACTGCTTTCTCGAAGGCAGCGCGAGCGTTTACTAGCGTCATGATGATTCTCCCGGAACCTCATAGGAAACATACTTAGTCCCGGGGGAGAACAGATTGAACAGATTCCTACCACCGCTACCTTGACCAGACGCGACGCGGATGCGGGTTGGGGACTTCTTATCGCTAAAAACGTACTTCACTAGGTCTTTGAATTCGCCCTGCACATAGTTCGAGATGTTGTTTTTGGGCGACGCAAGTGCGTCTGAGGCGTATTTAACGGTGTTACCGATAAATACGGACTGGTTCAATTTGAATCGGGGTACCGAATGGCGGGGCTGGATGATTGGTTGGCTGCCTGAAGCGAGTTTTACATAACCGCTAGGCATAGTAACGGTTTCAATCTTGTCCCAGGGGCTGAAGTTTTCTCGTTCGTCGCGGGCACGGGGGCGGCTGGTAGCTGCTTTCCAGCTAGAAGCAAAAAAGCCCGTCAACACAGGGCTAACTTCCGGGGTTGCGAGTTCGTCGAGCGCAATCTGAATAAGACCATTTAGATCGTCCTCCAGACGATTCATAAGGTCTTTTTTCATGTGCTTAATATCCCGTCCCATCAGAAACGCACCAGCAGGATGTAGAGATACTCTTGACCGCCGCTATAAGTGCGGATGTCAGTTATCTGCGCAGTCCGAGCGGCGCCTGCATAGGTAAGAGTTACCTGATCCTCGAAGGTGGGTTGATTACCTCCGATCTTGTCCGGGGTTAGGTAAATCTTGGCTTGGCGTTCTTCGCGTCCTTCCTCTTCCTGAGAAACGACGAATTCAACGGGAACTTTGATGCTGGAGTAGCTGGTGTCGGTTGTGGTTAGTGCGCCAGTTGCGTAGTTGTAGCTAGGGGACGCTTTGCGGGTGTAAGTGATGCTGGTGTCGAGGGCAGTACCAAGGTCTGATACCACCGATTTGGCGACGCTTTTGAAGAGGCTGTCGAGTGCTCCGGCCATGATTAACCCCTCACAACACGTACTTGATAGCTGCCGCTACCTCCAAGGCAATAAGCACCGAGATAAGACTGCAGCCAAGGATAAACATCAAAGACGTTGTTGATGGTCCCAACAGCTTGGCTGGATTTGTTGTATTTGACTTCGATGTCGCCCAGTTTGACGGCTTCGTACAGGCCGGTTTCGCCTGTGGCGTCGGTGATGGCGCCGGTGTCGTTGGCTAATGCGCGTGCCAGCTCGTAGGTGGCGTATTTGATGTCGGCGGGGATGGCGCTGCAGACCAGTTCGACGTTATCGACGTGGTAATTGTTGCGGGGCCACTTCAGCGCTTGGTCGTTGTCGCAGCGGTCGCCGTAAAAGTTCAGGCTGTCGATCCAGCGGGTCGCGGAAATTAGCGAGCGGTTCTTTTGGTCGTCGGTTTTGTCGTCCCAGGTGGCGGAGCTGGGTACGGTCTCGAAGTAGGTATTTGCCTCGGCCAGCGTCACATAGCTGTTAGCGGAGGCGCTACTCAATGTGGCGTTGATCGTGGCGGCCACAACTACTACACGTACTTTCTTGCAGTGTAGCGCTAATAAAAAAGCCCCACCGAAGTGGGGCCGAGGTTGGATCTGAAACCGCTAGTTAGGGGATAGCGGTGGTGTCCAGAGGGGTGTTCACGATCACTTCGACCAGGGGGATCAGGTCGATGTCGTAGGTGGCGCTCCAGTTGCCCGAGGTGGCCAGGGTGGCGTTGGTCGGGTTGTCGTTGGCCGAGGTCCACTTGGTGCCCATCACGTGGTAGGCAGAGTGGTAGTCAACCGAGAGCACGTCCTGCTTGGACAGGATGTTGCGGTCGGCCTCGATGCGGAGGTCCTGCTGGACGCCTTCGAGGATGCTGCCGCCCTTGGCAAGGAAGCAACGGAACTCGCTGACGTGGGTGCTGGTGCCAGGACGGACAGTGTTGACTGCGGGGTCCATGATCACGCGCATACCGGCGAATTCGCCGATCGAACGTGCACCAACGCCGACGCCGCCGCCACCCCAGGTCACAGCGCCGGCAGCGGCGAGTGCGGAGGTGGAGAAGGTCAGCAGGCCAACCTGATACAGGTAGAAGCCGACGGAGGGGTGGACAACCAGGGTGTCCAGCTCGTCGCCGCGCTCACCCAGGAGGGCGCGGGCGCGGGCCACGGTGGCAGCGGTCAGGAAGTTGGCTTCGGCTTGGCCGCTGGTGGCGCCAACAGCAACGTCCAGGGAGTGGCCGCTCAGGGCAGAACCGAACAGACCAGCAAGCTGGGAGAACAGGCGGGCGCTGTTCAGCTTGTTGATGGCATCGGCCAGCTGGTTGCGGATGTGAAGCATGGGGTCTTCACCGGCCGCGAGCATCGCAACGTCATCCACGGCATACGCGAAACCGCGATGGCAGATGGTGGCGATTTGGGTGGCAGTGCCGATCTTCTGGGGGGTCAGGTAGCCAGCGGTGCTGGTGCCCCAGGTGGCGGTCCCGTTCATGATCTCCTCGGTGGGAGACACGGGGTTGAACTCGGGAACTTGGATGCGGGTGCCGCCTTCGCGGGCATCCAGCAGGGCGTTGCGAACAACGGCGCCGCTCTTCAGGAAGAGGCTGCGCTCCTTGATCGCCTCAGACACGTAGGTGCTGAGATTATTGCGCTTGACGATGTCCGCCAGAAGGACACCGCCGGAATAGTTCTGAAACGGCGCGGCCATTTCAAACTCCAGGGGAAAGGTTTACGTGGTTCAAGTCACAGACTTGAGTGGTGTCCCACGGGGACTTAGCGACCCGCCTCTCTCTTGAGCACAGCTGCAAGATCGGGGTCGCTAGCTTCCAAGGCCATTTGCCTCGTTAGGTTAATACTACCCTCCTTGTAAGGATTAGTCATTCCAGGCGCAATCGTCGCGTTTGGAGTGGGCTTGGCGCCCATTCCAGCTGCACTGCTTGGCTTGAAATGATGCTCGAATCCAGAACCGGGGTTCTTGAGGTTGGAGAGGTAAGTATTGATGTCCTGCTCCACGCCGCCGTTCAAAATGACAACGTTGCCGGTGTCGTTTTTGCGGAGATTGTTTTGCAGGAGTTGCAGCATTTGCTCCGCGTTGATCGCGCCAGATTGGCTGATCGCGGACAGAGCGCTGGTGCGGATGGTGGCCTGCTCGTTGGAAGTGCGGAGTTCTTCCAGCTGGCGGTTTAGTTCGGCGATTTGAAGGTCTTTTTCCTGGGCGGTTTTGTTAGCTTCCTCCCAGAGATCCTTCCACTGGCCTTGGTCTTCCAGCGTTTTCTTGCGCTGGTCGTCCTGCTTTTTGTAGACCTCGTCAAGCTTGGTCTTGATGCCTTGGAATTTTTCCTCGGCTTCGACCGCCTGATTCTTCAACGCAGCAAGCTGACCTTCATACTCAGCTCGAAGTTGAGCTGATTGGTCAGGTTGAGGAGCGGTGTCGGTTCCAGCCACAGGCTGGGCAGGAGTCTCCACGGGAAATTCCTGGATGACTTGCTCTTCCATACTCAGTATTCGTCCTTAGTGATTTGGGGAGTGGTGTCTTCGGTCTTGGTGCGGCGTTTTGCCTTGGGGGGTTCTGCAGGCGCAGCGTCAGCACGACCGACATAGGCGTCGTTCAAATCCACAAGTTGCCACTTGTAGGTGCCGTCTGGTTGCAGAACTTCGTCAAGCGATAGAGCCATGACAAAGATACACAGTGCAGTAATACTTTACTGCACTAGAGCATTTCGTCCTCTGCTACTTCCTGCTCAGGAGTTTCCAGCAGTTCTTCTTCGGCGGTGGATTCGGTGGCTGTGGGAAGAATTTCGCCTTGGACCAGGATTTGACGGAATTCGTCGCGGTCGATTACGCCTTGCTCGAAGAGGGCGTTCAAAGCGGTGATGTCTTGGCCGATTAGACGGTCGAGATCGAAGTCACGGCTGATCTTGACTTCGGGGGGCTCCAGCTGGAGGTAGCTGGCGGCCAGGTTGAAGGCGCCTTGCAGGGTCTGCTCCAGGTCCATGGAGACCATCGACAGCATGGAGTTAGTGTCTACGCGGTCGAGGCGGCGGGCGTCGGCAGATTCGGCGACGAACTTTTGCTGGCTCAGGGTGCTGATGCCCAGCGTTGCCATCTGCTGCTGGAGTTCGCGGATTTCGTTGGATTGGGCTTCGAATGCGCTAGATGCGGGCTCCACGTAGTAGACCTTGTTGCCCGGTTGGGTGGCCATTGCGTAGTTCACGCTGACCGCCATGTCCTTGGTCTGGTCGTCCCAGCCCTCAAGGACGAGCATGGGTTGGGAGGCGATGTGGAGGCTGTGGATGAGATCGGCTTGGCGTTGGAAGTGGGCCAGGTTTAGGTAAGCGATGTCCAGCAGCGGAGGCTTGCTGACCAGCGTGTCGGTCTTGTTGGAGTACAGCGTGACGAGCGGAATTTCGCCCAGGCTGTAATCGCCGGATTCCACCAGCTCAAAGTCAGAAGTGCTGGTCGTTGCATCGAAGGCATTCGGATAAGGGAAGCCGCCGACCTGCTCTTTCTTGGTTTCTGTCTGGCGGAAAATACGGTAACGGCCGGGTTCGATGACCCGGACTTGGTCGTACACCTTTTCGCCAAAGTCGCCGTCGGGGAGGACAGCCTTTTCTGCGATGCGGACTTGGATCAGGTTGCCGTAGTTGACCTCGCGGTCCAAGCGCCAGCCGTAGATGTTGGCGGGGTCAACTTCGATCCAGTAGGGGCGGCGGTTGAGGGCACGCTCTTCGGCGAGGCTGCGGGCGCCAGTCGGGGCCGGGAAATCGACCAGGGTGTGGCTGTGGCCGTAGGTCAATGCGCAAATCAGGCTGCGGCGGGCGTACTCGTCTAGGTCGGAGCCGCAACCATCGACGTTCTTGGCGAAAACTTCGCTCCAGTAGGGGTCGCCGGTCAGCGTGACGGGTTTACGCAGGATCAAGCCGGCGGCGGCGCGGATCAGTCGCTGCGTGTAAGGCGAGAAAACGGCGCGGTTTACGCGGGCGAGGTAGGCGGTGTAGTCCTCGCGGGGTTCCAGCGGGAGGAAGGCTTCGCTGTTCTCGCGCAGATATTCCGTCCCAAGCGTGACGGCCTTCATGATTTCCCAGCCTTTCATCTGGTCCATCACGGCGGCTGTGCGCGTGAAGGGGTTGTCAGATCCGCCCATGTAGGTGGAGCTGACGAGGTGGGTGCGGATGCGGCCAGGGACGGAATAAGTCATTTAGTCACCACTTGGTGCGATCCGCCCAATAAGCGGCTGACATCTTGCCTTTTGCGATGTTCTTCGCGTGACGTGCCTTGAACGAGGCGCGGCGATTCTTTGCTGCTTCGCTTTCGCCCTTGCGTGCCGGTGAGCCACTGACTCCCTGTTGCCCGAAGCGGATTAACCGCACTTTGTCCCCTTCCTTGGCCAAGACGGCATGGGATTTGGTCGGGTGGTTCGGGGTGCGCTTGGGTTTGTTGTAACCAGCAAATTTTTCGCCGCGACGCTCAATCATCGTCCTCATCCTCCACTTCGATCATTACCTCCACACCACTAGCGAGGCGCGTCATTAACGCACCAAAGTCGCCGGGGTCGGTGGGGGTTAGGAAAGTGAAGGTGGCTGTGGTCATGCGAGTTTCCGCATCCACCTCCATGTGGGTACAACCACCGGGGCAGATGCGGGTTCCCATGATCTCAGCCTCCTGGCAGTTCCTTATTCAAGGTTGCCGGTGATGGTGCCGCTGGTCACGAAGTTGCAGGTGGCAACCACCAGATCACCAGTGGTGGAGGCGATGTCCATGCTGGTGATGATTCCAGCGAAGCTCACGGAGTCGGAGCCGGAGGTGCTGCCGGTCGTGAACAGCTCGAAGGTGGCGTCTGCGGTGTCGCCGGTGGTCAGTACGTCTTCGATGAAGCCGGCTTGGCCGGTGGCATCGGCGTTGTAAACCAGCTCGACGGTGCCGGAGCCGGAGATCAGGCTGCCAACGAAAGAGCGGAAGGTGTCGCCGTGGTCGGTGACATCAAGGGTGTCTTTGGTAATGTTCAGCGTCCAGCTGCGGGTGCCAACGATGGTTGCGTTGGTAGCGCCGGCAGCATCGAACTGAACAGAACCTTCTTCGCCGCGAAGAATGGCCATGACTAGACAGGGGAAGGGTCTATATCCCGGAGTCTAACTCTTTAACTGTGAGAATCCACGGCGCAGTTTTAGCCGTGGTAACCAACCACAATGTGCGGGGTTAGCGATACCGTCCCAGAGGAGATTGAGGCGACGCGCATTCGGACTTTTGTGGCGGGACGGCCGTCGTAGAAGTACACGTATTGACCGGCAGTGTTAATTGTTTTGCCCGTGTCAATCGTGAACCAGGCGCCGTTGCCGTTGAAGTTGGCCTCTAGTGCCAGTGTGAAATTGGCTTCGCTGGTGACGTTGGCGGCAAAGGTGTACGACGCGGAGTGGGCGTGGACCTCGAACCACTCGTCCAAGGCGTCCATTACGTTGCCCGTGTGCTCGACCGTGTTGGTAAAGCGGTCGATTTGGGTTGTACCGACGTTGGCCATGACTATTTCCTCCGTTTTTTGGCGGTTTTGGCGGCTTCCTTGAAGGCTTTGGCAGTTGGGGCGCCTTTGGAGCCGGGTTTACGCATCTTTTCGCCCGAGCCAGCGGCAATGCGCTTGCGTTTGGCGGCGATATTTGCGTAAAGGCCCTTCTTTTTGGCGGCCATAACTACTTTTTCCTCTTGGAGGCAGACTTTTTCGCCTTGCGAGCTGTTTCATACGCAATAGCAGCGGCTTGTTTTTGGGAATAACCCTCCTTCACCAACATCCGAATGTTTTCGGAGATGGTTTTCTCGGAGTAACCGCGCTTTAGAGGCATGTAGCTCCAGCGATATAGATAGTTTATGGGGGATTAGTAGAGGCGGTAGGAGGTTTGGCCGAGGGTGCCGATCTTGGCGAGGTTGAATTGTTGGAGGCAAAGGTAGCCGAAGGCGTCGAAAGCGTGGTCTACGCCTAAGTTTTTGTTGGGAAGGCCGGTATTAGGTGCATAAGTTAGTGTTCTGAGGGATTTGATTAACTCTTTGCAGCGCGGGTGGATGTAGGTGCGGCGTGCACCAGAGGCATCTAGGAGGGCGGTGTTGACGCAGGTGATTTTGTCGCGGATTTTCCAGGGGGCGCGGGGGCTGGAGACGTTGAAACCGCTGCGGCGCAAGATGTTGTGGTCGGTGAGTCCCACGCCGGAGGTTTTGCGGGCGCCGCCGGTGGGGTCCGGGCAGGCGATCACGCGGCGCTCCACGCCGAAACGGCGGGTGACTTCTTCGGCGAAATCCCAGGTGGTGGCGCCACCCGTCAGCATGATTTCGTCGAAAACGTAGAGGGTGTCGTCCTTGCGGACGGCGCAGATGCCCGACATGGGATCGACGTTGAAGTCCACTCCAAGCAAGACGGGGAGGACGCTGATGTCTTCGGCTTCGGTGCTGATGTTTTCGTCGCCGAAACTGACCGCTACCAAGCCCGAAAGGTTCTCGAAGCTGGCCTCGAATTCTTGGCGGAAGGTTCGAGCATCTAATTGGCTGCGGGCGGCTTCGATCTCCTCTGGTGGGACGTTGTCGCCGTCGATCGTCGTGAATTGCCATCGGCTCCAGTCGTCGTCTCCGCTGTTGGCGTATTGCCAGAGTTCGTAGAACCAGCTGGCTGTGCCGTCGGGGGTGGAGATGAAGAGTGCCCAGCCTTGTTTGTCGGCCAAAGCTGGGCGGATGACCTCGAACCAGACTTCGCTGGACATGAAGGCGGCTTCGTCCAGCACCACGCCAGCAAGGCTGCGGCCACGGAGGGCCATGGCGTTTTCAGTGCCCTTCAGTTCGATCGTCGAGCCGTTCACTAGCTCGATCTTTAGGTCCGTCTCGTTCTTGCTCTTGATCCAGGCTTTCGGGACCAGCTTTTTCATTACCTTCCAGGCAATGTCTTTCGCCATCCGGTATGTAGGGGCTGCATAAAAGAATGTTTCGCCCGGCCTTTCGATCGCCCCACGCAGCAATTCGATGCATGAGAGGTAGCTCTTTCCGAAACGTCTACCCGCTACTAGCACCCGGAAACGCTTGCGGCTGCGGAATACTTCGCCCTGCGCATATCGAAGATTGAGGGTTCCAGCAGCCGTGGCTGTCATTTGTATTTTTGGGGGTACTTTCTAGGGTAGTACAGGAATCGCAACCCTACCCCCCTGTGTAACAGAGGAAGAAAACGCGGATATATCAGTAGGTTCCCAGGGATTCGCAACACCGCTCACAATTGCGAACCCTACCCCCCGGGAATGGGAATGATTATCACTCCCGGGGAGTAAAGGCGCGGCGGTCAGAGCAGGAAGAGCAGCAGGGGAAGAACCGGCAGAGCACCGGCAAGCATCAAGCGGATCGGGCGAAGCATTTGGATTTTGGTTTTGTGTTCGTCTGTATTGTATCACAGAACAGAGCAGACCGCGAGCCGGTAGACGTGCCAGCCGCAACGGCTCACCGGAGGTAGTGGTTCAGCTGTACTAGCCCGCCTGGCGCTTGTCATCAATAGATATAAACAATTGGGGAGTTTGTTGGCTAGCAACTTCCTGTGTAAGTTCGCCTGCGGCTCTACCCAAACTGTCGAGAAGATGGCAGGCAACTTGATAGTTTCCTTTTTTAATTGCCTTCTTAAGTACAGCTAACCGTGAAGCGGTAATAATGTTCAACATTTCGGTGCGATCTTCTAAACGCTCCTGTTTCAAAAGCTCCATGGCCTTTGAGATGTCGTCGTGAGCCGTCCGAATACTGATATTGAAGCGAGACGCGACGAGTTCAGCGTTAGCCCGCCTGGTATTTCCCTCCAGCAGGAGGCTATAGGCATAGTTCACCCGCTCATCCATGCGAGCCTGGGTGCTACGGCCACCGCGCCAACGCTTGCTCTCGTCGTTGGCAACGGTCGTGGGCTTCTGTTGTTCCTGGCCGTCCGATTCCGTCACTGTTCGAGTTACTAACCGCGTAGCCCTATGCTACCCTCTGCGCTCTCACATTTCGCAAGCGAGCAAAGCGAGCGCCGCGAAAAAGCCCGGCAACTAGGCCGGGCCACTAGGTCAGCAGTTGCGCCAGTTGCTGGTCAGTCTCCCCACCAGAACTGTGCAACCCAAGAGTCCAGCACTCCGGAGCCAATGGCCCGATATTCAGTCCAGGGAGTGCCCCAGTCTTGATACTCCATGCGGGAGTCTTCCGGGCAGTTGAACCGGCCTAGGGTTCCAACAATCCGAAGGGCAGGGCCACCAGTGCTGAGCAGGATGCAGAACTGCTCGGGCTCCAAGGCTGAGCCTATGTCGCCCCAGCCGCTGCGGACCTGCAGGGCTAGTGGTGACTCTTGGATCTCTTGCCGGATTGCATCGTAGGCATCGTCCGTCTCGCGGATTGCGGCCTTGAGACGCGCCAGCTGGTCAATGATCGTCTCACACCATGCAGCGGCGTTGGCTTGGGCGTGATTAGTGGTTGTGGTGGGCATGATGCGAGCGCGCCAGTTAGCGCGGGTTAGGTTGTCTTGTGCAAGGGTAAGGCCGGAACCGGCCGACTGTCAAATACCTAAGTAGAGATAGTCATACTCGCCGGGTTCTTCGGCACAGTTACAAGCCCAAGTCCAGAGCACGCGGGCTCGGTTCTCCTGGTGGTCGCACAGCTGCGAAGCGTCCCAGCAACCAAACTCCCGGAGATACTCGCGGAACAACCAAGCCGGACCGTCAAAGCTCAGACGATCCAGCCAGAAGGCGACTGCATCATCGACTGAGCCTTGGGCGCTGCAGTCTGCAATGCACTCAAGCGGCAACTGGCGGCGAGAGTTGCGGCCATCAAACCACTGATTACGGTAAGTCACTTGGTCACCTCTTTAGCAAAGCGCAACGCCGTGTAACCAGTGACAGAAGGCCAAGCGCTGAATTCGTGCGGCCTATCGGTGGCCACAAAAACTACTTGCCATCCTCCCGTGCTGATCATCGTTCCATGCTCGGGATTAAGCCGGTACAGTTCGCGCTCAGACTGGCCGCGGATCCAGTCAGCCGCTGACTCGTCGTTTTGATGCAAGACGTGGGGATTGACCAGCCGCACAGCTTGGGCTACATGCTGCAGGCTTGGCTCATCCCAAGTAACGCGGGGCCAAGGTCGTTCGGTTTGCATTGCTCCAATCGGAACGGGTTCGCCTCACACATTAACCACACCACCAGCCAGCCGTCAACTGTTGCGCGGTGGTGCTAGTGTGTGAGGGTTCAACCGCTCTAGCTTGAGCAATGACAATCCAAAGCGCCAGCCTCAGACTGGCAGACCAGCTCAGCGCCAGCCCTTACGCTTGGCCTGGCGGCTATCCGTTGTTCGGCGTCACCAGTGACGGTGCTGCCCTTTGTCACCGTTGCGCTAAGTCTGAGCGCGAGGCTATCGGCACCACCACCGGCTCCGATGGCTGGCAACTTGTAGCGCTCCAGATCAACTGGGAGGATCCAGAGCTTTTCTGTGATCACTGCGGCTCCCGTATTGAATCGGCCTACGCGGAGCCCGAAGCATGACTGGTGGCGAGTGGACTACGAAAGGCCGCCAGCGTGAAGCTAGGGAGGCCGAGCGCGAGCAGGTAAGGCTTGAAAAGCGCCAGCTACGCGACCTCCGCTGGGCGATTGAACGTTCAACCGTTAAGGCCAGCGATTGGCAAGACTTACTAACGCTCCACCAGATGCACGGCAAAGAAGGCCCGCTCCAGCTATGGCGGGAGCTTGTGCCCTACTGGCGGGACTGCCAACGCGTCAACCGTGGCGCCGATCTCCCGGCTGAGCTTTTTCCACAAGCTACGGGACTTTTAACGCGCAACACCGAAAAAGCTCCAGCCACTCGCGTCAAAGCAGCTAAAGGCTCCAGCCGTAAGGTCCGCAGCGATGCCGGCAAACGCCAGCCATCACGCAAGAGTGGCCGCTGAGGTTTTCCACAGTTTCCACATTTCCACAACCCCAGAAAACAATGCAAACGATCCAACAGTGCCGCCGGTGGTTGACCCAGCAGGGCTACACCGTCCAAGGGTTCCAAACCAGCAATGGGAGAGAGTATTTAGTGACCAGCTTCCGCGGTGGTCAGTGCTTCCGCGGATCAGGCCAGCAGTTGATCCAGCAAGTAAAGAAGTGGCCTAGGCCAGCCTGAAGCGCCAGCCCTGCCCTAACCGGTAGGGCTTCCTTACTTCCTTACCGGCGAGACGCGTGAGACTATTTGCGCGACTGCCGCCGCTTGTGGGCTCCAGCCACTCCCTCCCGCACTGTGCCGTCAGGTTCCCTGTCGCCTAGGAGGACCGCCAGGCCATAGAGGCCGATGAGGACGCCAGCGAGAATCAGCATTGCTCCAGCCATCGCTATGAATGGCGAATTTCTTACACAGTATGAATGGCGTTTTTAGGTTATGAATGGCTTTTTCTGTAAGTCACCATGAATGGCTTTTGTCGAGGCCGTTAGGCCGAGACTATGAATGGCGTTTTTGTGGTTTATGCCTGAATGGGAATTTCGAGGTTCTCGAAGTATTGAATGGACCGGGCGACGAAGGCATCCTCTGCTAGCGCCAGCTCATCCCTGTCCATGATGTGGACGTTGGGAGGACCACAGCGGCGGGCGAGGACTACAGCTGCTCCAGCTATTTCTAACCCTGTCATATATTTAAGGCTAAGCGAATATGCGCCACATTGATGTAAATACCCGTGATTTTCAGGTAGGCGGTCGTTTTCGTCTGTTTTACGTTTAACGCTGGTTTTCCAGTCAACAACGTATAACCCGGAGCCTCTGTTCTTCAGTGATACCAGTGCATCACAAGTTCCAGCCCATCCACCGGGGTGGTAACTGTTGAATTCGCTGGCAAAGATTTCGGTTA